CTCCTTTGATCGTTGTCTTCATCGTCTATCGCCTCTTGCGAATCGCCATCCCCATTGGCATTGTCGTTCTCTGAAGCCTGTATAATCTTCGAGCCGTCCCGCCATCGGTGTTTGTTGAATAGCTCGCCCTCGCGAAGAACCTCAATCCAGTTCGGCTCTTTTGTCGACACAGGAGCCATATGCTTGACAAACGGAACGTTCGTCAGCGTCGCGGAAAACAGCACATCATCAAACTGTTCTTTCGTCTCCGGGTCTTCGTAACGCCCGAAGCTGGCCGAGATGTAGCGATATCGACCATCAAGGCTTTCTCCGTACGGCGTCCATTCGACAAACGCCCAGAGCGCTACTTTGTCCTCGGCCAGAGAAGATGGACGGACATCAAGCTTGCGAATCCATCCGGCAGCCCCCGCCTCAACGCTATGATTTACATCAATTGCGATATCAACACCGCGCACCCGATTATTGAAGTTTTCTACAATTCGAGATAGTCGCGTAGGCTCTGCCAAGCAGGTTCTCTCGCTCATCTCATGGTCAGCTCCTTTGACTTTGGATAGGGCAATGCGAATCGCATCAAGCGCGCATTTCTTTTCTGCTCCGCCTTTGCGTAAACAGCGGCCCAACACCCCGTTGGCGATTGAAATCGCCTTATCGAGGTCGTCTTTCTTTAGATTCTTAAAGGCTGGTGGGGCATTTCCCCTAGACCATGGCATGTTTTATTTGCTTTCTAGCTAGATGATGGCTTCAATATCCGCCGCCGTGACGCCGGGGCGAAGCATTGCAACCTTGATACACCGGCACAAAGACAGCCCCCCGTGACAGCGGGGATTCGGAACAGAAAACGGGCGTTCTGAGTAAGCAGCGCCGTCAAGTGCCGCGCATTCTTCGCAAGTGTTCCTGTCCATGATTGCCGAATAGACCCAATCCTCGACGAGAGGCGCATACTTGTCCTGCTCTGCGCTTCTCGCAAGCCCAAAGGCAAGTCCCGTCGCTCGCCCTTCAATGCGGGCGTCTCCATCTGACATATCAAGGACTTGTGATTCGATTTTCGACCAAGGAGACGAACCCCCAGCAGCCAACGCCGCAATCGCATAATAGAGAATGGAGTTTTTTGTCTTGTCGTTTAGTCGCTCAGCAGCCTTGTCCGCTTGGGCCACTAAGAGAAGGGGGAGCGTGTCGTCCTCTTCTTCCTCTTCGGCCATCGCGGCAGCCCCGAGCCCGCGAAGAAGCTCCGGCTTAACTGATGCTCGCCCAAACGCCGCCATCTCTCTGTATACAGACTCGAACTGTTTGCCAAGCAGGCCGCGCATAGGAATTTCCAACTGAGACAGCCGCGGCAAGTCATCACGCTCAAGCGTGCCGCCAACTTCTCGCCCGACCGCTGCCAGCTGTTGTGGCAGGACATTCCGCCAAATGGTAACGAATGTCTCCGAAGCCGCATCTAGTCGATTCTCGAACTCTCCGAAGTCAACATGCTGCTCCCATGGATGCAGCGCCCGCCACCATCCGCCCTCTGCGAATGCTTCTGAATCGTCTTTCGCGGATTTCTGCTCGGAGCGTTCACGCGTGACTGTCTTCACGGGCCGCGCATTCACCTTCTGCTGCGGGACGCCGACTAGCCTCCGGAGGAAATTCTCAAGCGAGTCGTCGGGCTCCATTGCGCCTGACTGCACAAGCTGTGCGATTACCGCCGAGATCGCGGCAGCGTCTGTCTTTTTTGTCCGCCCACAGACCCATTTCGGATAACCCTTCACGCCGCCGAAGTTCATGTCGACGAGCGTCTTGATGCCCTCATTCTCTCCGCGATTGCCGAACGTCATTACATGCCCGATGTAGCGAGTAATCGCTTCGAGATTCATCAGGAACAGGTCATTCATATCGCTCGACAGCGCGCGAGTCCCGGCGTTGTTTTCGCCGAGGTTAATGAACTGAGCAAGCATCGAGCGGGCCATCAGGGCGTCGTGGTGGCGGATGATCTCCATGAGATCGTTCGACCCTGCCTGCCCGCCCTTCGGGACCAAGATATCGATCATGTCAGGGATCGGTATTTCGCCAGCATGCCGCCCCAGATACAAGTAGCCCTTGGTGTTAGACTTCAGGTCGCCAAGCAGCGTCTTCAACTCGTCGACTTCTTCATCCGTTGCATCTGGGGGCGCGCATCCGACCGGGGTTCCTACTCCGTGCCGCTCATGCCGAAGCGCGGCAATCTTGTAAAGCGAGTCCTTCATCAACCAGTGCTTGTAGGCTGCGCGGAAGTAGGATTCTCCCTCAAAGTTTTCGCCGTCTTGTTCGTTTGTGAAGCGAAGAAGCTTGCTGCCAGGGATCGTGAATCTCCCGTAATTCCCGCCATTGTGGTCGTAGGCGTACTGCACGATACTGCCTACATGCCCGTCTCGAGGATTCCACTCTTCGACGGTCCACGGAGCTCGGGGCGCGAAACGCCTCCAAACGATTTGTCCGCCACGCTCTTCGTACAGCGGCTCGAACAGATAGAACCCATACAGAAGGTGGTTAATCGCTTGCGGAAGCGTCGTGGGCCACAATTCCTCTAGCTGTTCTCCAATGAAATTCGCAATCTGTTGATCCCGACGCGTTGCTTTGTCTCGACTCTTCGCCTTGTATGGAATACAATCCCAGTCAGACTGCATGATAGCAAGCTTGATCGCCTTCCACACCGCAGCGACCTGCCCGTCGCCCCGCCGCATGTGATCAATCTTGTCGATCGTCCAATTCGTCAGGTAGTCATCGCCAAGAACTTCAGACGAGAGATAAGGGCGGGAAATTCTTCCCGCCATAATCTCCGTCCCGCTGCGACCACGCTCGACTGTGACACCAGGTGGAAGTAGGATGCTCACCTAGAACTCCTCATTCTCGATTCCGCCCATGATGGAGTTGCCCCCGGATTCCATTCCCCCGCTTCCAATGCGCCCCACTTGCCCCCAGTGCGCCATGATTAGGGCGTCTCCGAAGTCGGGAGATCTCGGCGGGTCAATAAGCTTCAGGCGGCCTTGTCCGTCGTAGTCGAACGTATAGCCCGCAAGATCGGCCTTCATGTTGTCTCTGTAGGGAGATGGCGGGATCGAGAGCGCCCCATCAATCATCCTCTCGCGCAAACCCCATGCCGTTTCTGTCTTCAAATCGGAAAAGCGAGAAGCCTTTTTCGCCTTTCGTTGCGCGATGAACCCCCTGACCGGGACACGCTTTTTCTGTTTCAAATAGTCGTATGGCCCACCCCCGAGCCCATTCTCATCGATAACCGCTCGGCCGCCCCAGTCCATCCAAGAGGCGTAGTACCAATCAGCGGCGATGATCAGGTTCGGCGTGTGGCGCGCCCGAACGCCCTTAACAACATCGCCGTGAAGGGCCACAATGACCGACTTGTCGTCTCCCTGTCGCGCTACGTCGAACGAAGTCACCGCGCGTCGCGCGTCCGGCTGGAGCTCTCGCTCGTCCCCCTTCCGGCAAGCCTCTTCAATCGCATAAAGCGGGAACATAGCGTTGTCCGCATTCTGCGGGAACTCGCCAAGCACCCGAGCCTGATAGAAAGGTGACTGTTCTGTATACGTGCGGCGTTTCTCGTCAACCCAATCACGCCCGACCATCCCCGGGAAAACCTCGCGCCCTTGGATATAGTTCGGAGTCTCAAGCGCCGAAATCTTGATGACGTTCCGCAGGCGCAACGCCTTCAGCTCGTCGTTTTTCGGATCTGTGCACCGCTCATAAAATGGACCGACCGTCTTGATCGGGTTTCCAGCGGCAAGGATTCTCGAATTCGCACCCGTCCCCAGCGATTCAAGCGCCTCTAGCACCTCATCATCAAGCCTCGACGCTTCCTCAATGATGATCAGAAGATTCTCGGCGTGATGGCCCTGCAAATTCTCGACAGATTCCTTCTTCGCCGAGAAAATGGAGATGAAGTTTCTTGGGTGGTGGTCGGGCCACGGATAATAGTCATGCTTGCGCATCTCGCCGCCCAGCGGATACAAAGCATTGCGCCAAGCATCTTCCATCTGGTGCCAGAACGTCTTTTGGAGATTCTCGAACTTCGGGCCGAAGACCGCTACGATCGTTGTCGCATTCGGATTGCCCGTCAGTTCAGGAGAGTGACAAAACATCCATGCAAGAGCAATCCGGGGAAGGATGTGGGTCTTGCCCGTCCCGTTCGCGGAATGAACCCACGTTTGTTTATACTTCCAGGTCGATTGCAAGATCTCAACCTGTTTTTCCCACATCGTGCAGCCAAGGATCCGCTCAATAACGATCTCGGGGTGCTTCCCAAGCTCGATCTTGTGCATGTACTCGAGCAGTTCGTCTGTGGTCGGCAACTTAGGCTTGTCATCTTGCATATGGATGGGTATTGCAGAACTAGAACTTCATGGTGTGTCCCAAACGGTGTTGCCTGGGAACGTAGCGAGAGATAGCGTGTAAGAAAAACCGATCGGTTTTTCTTACACTGGCTCGTCAAGCAAGCTGGTGAAGGTGGCGGGAGTCGAACCCGCGTCCGAATCGAATGCTTCTGGGCGCTTCTGAAGCGCGGAATCACTGGCCAATTCCATCATGTAAGTCTGCGCCACTTACCGAAGTACATCGACGAGTTCTGTTATCGGTATAATCATCGAGATGTATCTGATTTGTTTAGCTTGACTGTCAAAAGAGGATTGGGGGTGGCGTAGATGGGCAAGGACAAGGCGCGCGAGGCATTGTTTGAAGGCGAGTTGCGGATTGGAGATGCAGTTATTCCGTGCGCAGTGCTAGAAGACGGAACCATGGTTCTGACGCAGGCTGGGATGCTACAAG